ATTAACAATTCTTCTAGACACTGTATCTAAAACTTCATATGGTATTCTAGCCCAATCAGATGTCATTCCATCTGAGCTAGTTACAGCCCTTAGTGCAACTGGTGTTTTAATTTATATAAAAATATCTTCTTGATTTATCTTTAACTTATAATTAATTATAACATAATATGATAATCAATGTAAATAACAAAAAACTCACTCTATAAATCGTTTTTTCAAAATTCCTTCATTAATATATGTCCTTTTTTAACCACCAAAAAAAGAAAAAAATACCTCCAAGCAATTAAGCTCAGAGGTATTTTTAAATTAATGTAAATTACTTGTTACTGGAGTTGGTGTTTTATCGGATGCAACTACTTTCTGAACTAATTCATTTCCAGTCTCATCAACGTATGTAATCGGAGCAGGTATTATTTCCTCTACTGGTGTTACTACACTTGCTAAATCTGCAACCACTACAGCTTTACCAGCATTTGCGACTCCTGCTATAGATTTATTAAGCAATAATATATCTGAATCACTTAATTTGGTTTTAGATTTCATAGCTTTTATAAAACTTGATAACTTATTTTCTGCTAATTCTCCAAGTCTTCCATCTTCCTCAAGACTATCGTAAATTAATTTACCTATTTTTAAGTCCTTTTCTAAATTTGTAACTCCTACTTTGGCTACAATAAATTTAAATACTTGTGGTGCTATCGTACCTACTACTGCTGTTACTATTGTTAATAATGCTGTTAATATTGTTGCTATCATTAATAATCACTCCTAAATTTTATTATTTTATTTGCTTAAATGAGTCAATTCCTTTTTCTTTCAAACTCTTAATTTGCATATCTGCATTATTTTCTTCAGCGTAACTTCCTGCAATTACTTGATAAATTTTACCTGTAGTTGTTGGTTTAACTACTGCTTTGGTATATAAGCATTTGCCCTTAGAATCATACACATAGTAGCCAACATTTTTATTTGCTATATCCTTAGCTTTGTAATAGTCACTCTCACATCCTATTTGACTAGCAGGATTATCCCAACTAGTTCTCACTCTATAAGTTTCAGTAGATTTAACTACAGGAGTAACCTTAACCGTACCACCTATAATGTTAATAATTCCCTTTGCTATTGCCAGACCAAGCTTTTGAGCATTATATCTAGTACAATCAGCCTTATTTGAGCAAAAGAAGGGTTCTATTAAAATACTCACTGCATTTACTTTACTGCCAGTCATCCAAAGTCCTGGAGTTTTAACACCTCTACTTGTAAATCCTAATTTACATATTTCTGTCAATACAGATTGTCCATATTTTGCTCCGTTTGCACTACCTACTTCAATTTCAGCACCATGAGCATTAGCGTCTGAAAAACAATTCACATGAAAACATAAATGTAGTTTACTACCACTTGCGTTTGCATGATTACTTCTATATGTTAAACTTTGATTTAATGTCATTTTAGTATTTGGTGGAGTACAATTTACACATTTGTGTCCATATCTCTCTAACTCAGCTATACAGTATGGTGCGTACTCCCTTATTACCTTTTCTTCATTCATATAGCCTGACGCTCCTCTATCTGACCCAGTTCCATGTCCTTCGTCCCAACTTATTAACATTATTTTTAACCTCCCATACTCATTTTTATTAGTACACCAATTACAAATAAACTTACTGTTACAAATATTCCCATGCCCCATTTTACAGTAGTTATAAAATCATCCATTTTTTTAATTAATCCAGTGGACGTAACTTGAAATTCTCGTCCGTCTTTTTCCATGTTTACAATCCTCATCTCATGCTCATTTAATCTTGTTTCGTGATCTTGTAACGTTTCTTTTATATATCCATGTTTTTCTTTGCATAAATTTGCATCGAATTTTTCTTCCATTATATAAAGCCTCCTTCTACATTATTTTTTCACATAAAAAAAGGACTAAATTAATAGCCCTTTACGTTTTATATTCATATATTACGTTATTGCAATTATTAAATCCGTTTTTTCTAAGACGTCATATCATTAAGCTACATTAAACCAGCGGTTTTAAGTTTAGCTAACAAAGCGTTAAAATCTGTTTTGAGTGTTGTAACATCTGTTGCAGTTGAGTCCGTTTGTGTTCCTAGTTTTGCAACATCTATCAATCCAAACCCTTTCCATGTTCCTGGTGTTCCTGCCGTAATGCAAACCCAGCCTTCATATCCACCGCCCGCTGGGACAATATTCATTATTTTATCGCCAACAACCCACGTACCTTTAGTTGGGATTGCAATACCTCTACAGTATACTAAACTACTATCTGTTCTTACTTCTGTGATTGTAGTATTATTTAATATGCTTAAATCTGATGATAATAATGCTGTTGCTAATGTTATCCACTTATAACCATTAACATTATTGCCACTATCAAACAAATAATTATTAATACGAATTGGAATATCTACATATTGAGTGTATACTCCTGTAGTTATTCCCCTATATAGACGTGTAAAGTATCCTACTAAACTGTCACGTATGTTTAATTTAAAACCATTGTTATTCATTGTAGCTGATTGTTCAGCTGAAATAATTGAACCTATACATCTTAATGTATCAATTAATGATATTAACCTGTAGTAATAAATTTGACCTTTTGTAACATAACATGGGATAGTAGCATCTTCTGTAAGATTAATTAATTGTCCCGCATCATATAATCCATAATTTTTAACAAAATTATTATCATAAGTTGTCAATTCATTATTTTTTATAATAGCACAACTATATATATTTTTATGGGTTATACCATTAAATAAAATTGCTATACCAGTAAATGATGTAAACGTCATACCTAAATTTTGTGCTTTTCTAAAAGCATTATTTATTTTAACAAATGCAAAAGACGAAATTGATATGTCGGGGAAACTCTCATCAAAATCGACTTCATTTATTCTGTATTCTATATCGAGATTGTTTATTTCTATAGGTCTAGAAAGACCGCAATTCAACGAACCATTAGCGGGGTTATTAATAACAATTGGTGTCCATTTATTGGTATGGTGAAAATATATTCCGTCCATTGAAACAAATGAATTTACAAGTGTTAACTGTCCTCTTTCTAAGTGTAGCCCTTGGAGTTTTAAAGCAGAACTATCCTTAATATAAATGCCCCCATTTATTACATTGCTAATTTTTCCGCCATTGCATCCTTGAATGTATATAGTAAGACCATATAAGACAGTTATATCATATACATTTACAAAAACATCCTTAATAGTAAGTGATTCACCATTAATTACTTTATAAATTTGATATAAAGTACCTTGCGGTTGGTCAATAAATATTTTTTCTAAACTAAATTCATCTAAATATTGAGAAATTCCCACAATTGATTGATATAGTTTTGTAGTTGATATGTTATATAAATTGTAAGAACAAGCAACAAATACACCTTTAACATTTAATATATTGTTAGGGTTAGATAAATTTATATTTTTAAAATAACCGCTATGTGGCATACTGTACGCTATATCCCATGTCGAACAATTAATAGAATTAATACTAAACATAAAATTATTTGTAAATGCGTTTGTAAGGCATTTGATAGTAGAAAAGTTAAAATCAATGCTTACTCCCACTGGTACATTAATTGTAGATGATATTAAGTACGTATCATGTGGAAATATAAGTGAGCCACCACCTATACTAGCTAGATAAGCAATAGCGTTTTTGATAGCTAAGGTATCATCTATTATTCCCCCGCCTTTTGCACCAAATTGAATTGATTTTATGTTAACTTGTTGCAGAATATTTGCCAATGATACTTTAATAGCCGAATCATCATAAGTTTCCCCATCTTTGCCAGTTAAACCTATCCTCCCAGTAGCCCCCGTTACCCCGATACTTCCAGTTGCACCTATGGCACCAGTAATTCTTGGTATACCTTGCTCACCAGTTATGCCAATTGCTCCGTCTTTTCCATCAACGCCATTTGTTCCGTTTATGCCATTTGTACCTGCCAATCCAGTCGCACCGGTAAAATCTTTAGTTAATAAAGCATTAACTTGGCTTTGCCATTCAACTATTTTAGACTCTATAGAACTTATATAATTCGTACTTAATGATCCTGCACCAATAGTACCATTTACTATAAAATTAAAGCTAGGCATAGTCAACTCTTCATCGCCTAGTTTTCTATACACTTCGCATTGTCCTAGTCCCGTGACTTGCAGAACTTCATTTAGTAACCTACAATTTACAACACCCTTTAAAGGATCTACAATTTTTACACCATGCTCAAAATCTTGAAATACTTTTAACCCACCTGGTTTTATAAATCTAAATTCAATTTCTTCACCTGTTATATTCGCTTTATCTCCATCTTTTTCATATAAAGTAATTTCGATTTCTGAAATATTAGTGTTCCCTTGCTGAAACTTGATATTTGTTGCTTGCTGAGTGTATAAATTATAATCAATTACACATTTATCTTGCAATTTACCACCTCCATATTTATTATAAAGGAAAAGACACCCTCGTGGATCGCCTTATTTGCGTTATTATCCTATGCAGTCACAAGATTAGTTGTGACTATTAGTGTCATATCAACACTATTTAATTATGCGTATTTCTACGTGTTAGTATCCTAATATGACTAAACCATTTCATTAGTTGTAATTCCACAAGCATCTATAATAGCTTTCCATGTTTGCTCCGTAGAACCATTTATAAAATCCAAATATGCATGATTAATATTTTTACAATTTTTTAGTTCAAGTATATTGAAGGTTTTATATAAGTTAGGATAACCACTTCTAAACTCTATATTTAGACCATTTAGGTTGCAACCTTCAATTTGTATGTTTGCACCACACACCATAAATGGAGTATAACCATATACAGTCCCAAATACATTGTCATGGTTTTGTATTCCGCCTAGATTTCCACTTTGCGTATTTATAATATTACAATTCTTAATCTTTCCTCTTTCAAAAGGTGAAGAACCTAATCCTATAACTGGATAACTTCCAGTATCATCAGTTGCATTAGGACAACCACCCCAATTAAACACACAATTTTCTATTAACCAATCTACATCAACCCCAAAACTTTGAGTTTCTGTATGATGACAATATCTTAAATTTTTGCAATTAAAAGTGAAACCTTTGATAAATGTATGAACTCCACCACTTAAATCACCTATTATGTGGAAAGGTGATTTATTAAATAAATCTGCATATTTTGGAGAAGTAAACCCTGTTGAACCATCCCATTGAATTACACATAAGTCAGGTCTATTTGTATCCTCAGACATATAATATACATAATTTTTGCAATTAACACCTTGGTAGTGAGTACCTGTAATATTTGTAAATCTTGTTTGTAAATCTGTGTAAGTACCTTGTGCTACTATTATTGTATATCTTTTTGATTTTGTGTTATCATTAATAGCGTTATTAGCAGTCCAAATATCATTAAACTTAGTAATACCAAATCCTACATCAGCCGAGGTATAAGCAAGAGATACATAAATATAGTTCATTGTATATAAGCAATTTGAACTTTCGCTTACTGTAGTTGGTATGATTATTGGTAATACGTTTTGTAAACTAGGTGATAAATTAACTTGGTTCACTATTGCATCACTAGGTAATATAACTCCTGCTAGATTTGGTGCTTGCTTGCTAGTATATATATCTAATAATAAGCAGTAATTATAATGGGTGCTTAAAGTCAACGAAGTCCATACTCCTGTTGTTTTAAGATATTTATTAAAATTCCCTGTGTTTGAAATATCAATAGCAGATAAATTACTAACAATATTTGCAAATCCTAGCCATGTAGATTTATCTTTTACATAAATGTTTATGGCAATTACGGTTTGTGCTGATACATCTAAATTATTAAATACAAAGTCTAATGTTTGATACCCTAGTGTTGCCGATGTATAGGGAATATCAACCGTTGCTAATAAAATACCAGAATACATATTTGCCGACCAAATTTCACACGTTAAAGTGCATAATGCTCCTGCCTTAAAGCTTCCACTTATTTTAGTAATCGGTTTATTTGGTGGGGTAACTACCATTGAGTATCCACAAAAAGTAGTTGCCACTTGGTCATTAAGTGCATTAGTTGTATATGTTTTTTTGTATACGTAGTTTTGTGCTGTAGACATTTCGGTAAATAATGTAGATTGTAAATCTATATTTAAACTAGATTTAGAAACCGAAGCATCTACAGGTACTAATCCTTGATAAACTCCACCATCCTGCCACCCTGCATTATAGTAATATCTATGACCATCTGTACATACATAACTATATATATCTCCATTTGGTATTCCTGCTTGTAATAGTGCCAAGGTGGTATAATTTGTTCGAGGTGTTCCACTAGATAGCGTTGAAATTTTTGCAGTATTAGTTGATAGTTGTTGCGTGTTATTAGCCAATTGTGATTTTATCGTTGTATCGTCATATACAGATACATCTACATTATTCACCTTAATTTTTCCATTTACAGTTGAACTTGTAACACTCGTACTTGGTTTTGCGTTAAGCTCATTTATTGCTTCTGTTATATCTTTTGCTGTAGTAGTGAGTACAGTTCCACCAATCTGATTTTTTATATTTGTATCATCATAAACTCTTGACTCAACATTATTTATTAATATATTACCATTAGTTGTAGAATTTGTTACTTTTGTTGCTCCAGTAACTTGTGCCATTACTTCTTGTAAAGCTGTGAAATCACTTGTACTTTCAATTGCTTCATCGTCCCTTAAAACATCTAATACAGTAAAATCACATGTTAATGATGTTAATATTTCTCCATCACTACCAAAAACAGTAACTTCAAATGCTACTATACCTGCATAAGTTGTTGTTTGTGTAGATAATAAACAACTAAGTTTTCCATTTACAGGATCATCTAAAACACCACTTAAAAATACTTTTGTTCCATCTTGTTTTTTAAAATAAACTTTCACCTCTGAACCTGTTAAATCATAAGGAATATTACCATTATTTATATTCATTTTAAAATTATGACTATTTGTGTCATTCTTTTTAATTTTTATATTCAGAGTTGGTTTTATAGTGGCTAATAAATCTATATTAATATTATGGTCAATTGTTTTTATCATTTTATCACTACTCCTATTCTATTATTTTTTGCATTAAAAAACACCCTTTCGAGTGCCTTAATCAATTAAGTTACATAATCAATTCCAGTAATTATTTTATACTGGTCTACTGTAATTTTATTTTTAACAACAAATATCTTTAAATTTGTATTATTGTAATAGCCATCATTATAATAATCTGTACAAGTTTTATTCCAATCCATATTACATCAATCCTCCATTCACTAGAGCTAATAGCATTGTAGCGTTTTGACTTTGTACTGTTTGCATATCTGTTAATGGAATATCCTCTAATGTAGCTACATTTGGAGTAACGCTTATATTTACACCTATTCCATTGGTTATTTTTATTTGCTTGCCCACTGGTATGTCTATCTCTATAAATTGCACGCCACCCTGTGGCTCTCTTACTGTTCCACTCATCGTAGATATTATATAACCTGTATTATCATAGATTATTAATGTGTTCATTAATTGCCTCCAATATTATTTAGTTTGATACGCCCTTATAGTACATGTTCCTGTCCAACCATTTACATTAGACACATTTATTTTTACAACCAAATTTCCTAGAGTATTAGTAACAATACTAACGCTGAAAATATAGCTTGAACCATTTACATTTGTTAAACCAGAATTGAAACTACTAAAATTAGGATCAGTTCCTGTTGCCATAGTTATATTTACACCACTTCCACCACCAAAATAGCAGTTCCCATTCCAATTTACTTCAACACGAGTAGCTATAAAGTTATGTCCAGTCATAGTAAAAGTAGGATTTGAATCATTTGTAATGGTGCTTCTACTGATGTTAGTTGTTGCAAAAGGTATATTTATGGCTGCTCTTGTTCCAATTAAATTTACATCAATATCAGTACTGAAAGATTTACCTGCTAGTACATCCCCTGCAAGAGCTGTTCCCTCTGCACTAGCTTTGATAAAAAAACAATTATTCGCTGAATTATACCAAATTGTATAGGCTTTCCCAGTTATTAAATTTGGTGGTGTAGTTGTTCCAGGCTTATATAATGGTTTACCATTTATAGTTGTTGCTACAGACCCATTATTTGCACTTGCTATAAATGTTTTAGAATATCCATTAGTTAACGTTGCTGTGACTATTGTAATTGCAGTAGCTGTTCCAGTTGCTACTTGATATGTATCATCGCTTTTGATTTGTTCTATTTGTACTGCTAAATTTCCAGCAATATCTCCACTTAAAGCATTTTGAATAGTTGTAAACCATTTATTAAAACCATCCGTATATTGATTAAATAATGTAGTTGTGTCTGCTGTAATTAAACTATTAACCACACCACATAAACTAGTATTAAATCTTTGGTCTGTAATGTTAGATTGAGTTATGGTAGTTGCGCCATTTGTAATATAAATATCAGCCATTCCTAGTTCAAATAAATCAGAATCTCTTTGTAAAATTGGTGCTATTGGACTACTTGAAAATACACCTTTTTTAATAACTGTATTTATTACTCTGCCAGTAGTGCTAAATTGAACAACTACTCTATCTATCCTACTTAAAGTGCCATCCGCAACCGCTATAGGTAATAATAAATCACTATCATTGATATATATATACCCATTAATCCATGCCTTACCTGCCTTTAAAGTAACTGACATAGCATTATTAGACATAGCTTGTAGATTTGTGCTTGGGTTAGGAAATACACCGTTAGTGATTAGACTTTTAAAATAATTTGAAAAATCACTAGCTTGATATTTTCTATCTCCTCCCACACTATTAAAAAAACTTGATTTTTCCAAAGTATCGCATCCTTTCTATTTTAATTTTTGTTTTATTTTATCTAGTATTGTTGGAATATTATTTCCAAAAGTAACATTAATTGTTTTTCCTTCCTTTTCATACACTTCCTCAACTTCTGTAATTCTACTATCTAAAGTAATATTCCACTTTTTAGAAACAATTGTGACTATATCACCTAAATCAAAATCAATTTTATATGTAAGATTTGAATTAAGATTTATTGTACTATCAAATGCTTCGACCTCCACATACTGTGCAAGTTCTGTATTTCCCTTACCTGTTAAAATATCCAACGAAGCTTGTTGGTCAATAGTTATATCTTCTCCTGCATCATTTGTACCAGTGCTTGATATATCGCCACCATCAACAAATATTTCATACCTATCTAGTCCACTATTTGAATCTCCAATAGTAACTGATTGATTTACTGTTACATCTTCCGTTTTTTCTTCTTCCGTTGTCGAACCATCATCATTAACTACTTCAACACTATAAGTTTGTTTATATGTATACACTCCATTTACAAGAGCTACATTTTTATAATTATTAAAACTATCTGTATATTTTTGCTCCATAATATTTTCAAATTCTTTACTAAATATAATTTTTGGATTAATTTCTTGGTTTACACTTCTATCAATTCCCTTATATACTTCAAAAATTAATTGTTTATTACTTATATCTAAATTTATCCTATGTCCTAAATTACTTGCTACAGATAGACTTTCGATCTCATCTGTTAAATTTTTATTACTTACTTGATAATTTATATCGTCTACATAGTTTTTTAAAGGACTTAACACTAATTTATTCATAATTCTTTTAGTATCTTGTGGTAATATGCAATTATCGCTTACAAGTGTTCGCATAGTAATTTCAGATGTTGTATTAAGTATCTTTGTTCCCCAAGTAATTCTACTATTTAAATAACCAGTTATAAATTTACCTTTTAAATTTAAAACCTCTTTTCCATCAGTATCTTGTGTTATATTTCTGTCTATAATAACTCCTGCTTCGCTGTCATCTTTTTTATAAATAATATTTGTTCTAACTAACAAAGCTAAATTTTCAGTAGTTAAAGCAATATTTAGTTCAAACTCTCCACATTTGGAATATCTTCTAGTCCATATTAGACTCGTATAACTATCCACAATTCCTTCAAATTCTAAATCTCTCGAAAATATATATAGTTCCACAATCTACACCCCCAAGTATTGTGGTTGATAATATATACTTACTTCTAAATTATCTATACCCGAGTCAGCATTATATCTATAAAGATTATCACCAACATCTAACTGTAAAAAAGTACTTTGGAAATCTATGTAATTAAAAGCATTCGTGGTTACTCCACCTAATATACTTTCTACCTTTTTAGACCCAAAATATGTTACTATTGAAATCGTTTCTCCTGCCACCATTGTTTTATTAATTTTTATAAATTCACCATTATTAACATTTAGCAGACTTGGATTAGTAAGTGTTGCACTAGCTGTAAACTCTATTCTCATGCCACATTCGACATCACCACCATTAATTACATTTACAATTAAACTAGGTGATCTATATCCCATTTCAATACCACCATCAATTAATTCTAATGGGAATTCAAACCCCCCAATCCATAGTGCAATTTCTTCTTTGCTTTCTGATAAATCAGTCCAATATGGATTATTTGCTGTAAGACTTATTAAACCTTCACTTGCTATTCCATTTATGTCTGTAAAAAATGGTATTTTATTTACAATACATTTTACTTTTCTTGTTTTTACACTATCTGTATAAATTAAATATCCTTCACCAATTTTAGGATTAAATATCTTATTGACTTTATTTTTATAACTTATTAATTCTTCATTAGACGTTGCTATTAAGCAAATATCTAATGATATATCTCTTATATCCAAAGTGTTTGAAAGATAACTATTGCCGTCTTGATTCATACTTGTACTACTATATATATTTACATTTTCGGTTTCACTAAAATCTTCTAATAAAAATGGAGCTGAATTAGTTAATACTAACTCTACTCCTAAGCTATTTACATATGTTATTGTTCTCGCCAAACCTAATCAGCTCCTCTCTAAAATTGTAATTGTAATCCTAATTCTCTTAATGCACGTTTATTTTGTCGAGCAATTTCACTTGCACTTAAAGCTTTTGGTGAAGTAATATATACATTTTGAGTAATTGATTTTTCATTCAACATTTTCTCAGTATCATTAGCATTATGGACTGTTTCTCCACCTTTGAAATCAACTACTTCAGCCCCATGTTCTCCTACAAGCTTCTTTCCTGCTGTAGCAAAAGTAGTGCCAGTAAAGTAGCCCTTATACGCTCCACCACTCATTAATGACTTTATTCCAGGAGTATTAGCTACACTTCCATATGTACCCTTAATGTAATTTATTCCAGCGACTAAATTTGCTATTGGGTCAACTATATTATCTGAAAGTGATTTATTACGCCACCTTTCAAATGTTGTTGGTATTGTCTGCATTAAGCCTTGACTTGGATGTCCTGCCTGAGCGTTTGAATCCGTAAGATTAATTGCATTAGGATTTCCACCACTCTCAGACATAATTAATTTCATTAGCATTCCATAATCGGACATTGATGTTCCAGTAATTCCCATAGCTGTTGTTAACCATCCTGCTAAATCACCACTTACAGAACCACCTAGATCACCAAAACTTGCCTTAATTGATTCAACTAAACCTGAAGCAAAATCTTTAACATTACTCAATGACATTCCTTTAATAAGTCCGCCCATAAGATGTCCACCAATCCACTGAAAATATTTTGATGGACTATGTATTGAGAAACCTTTTGTAAAGGCATCTTTAACATCTTGAATAATGTCACCTACACCCTTTGCTAATTCCTTTGCTTTTGCACTAATACCATCTATGATTCCACCAATAATATCCTTACCAAATCCTAAAGCAACACTAATAAAATCTTTAAACTGTTTGCCAATTCCACTTAAAATATCACCTACAACTTTATCTATACCCCCAAATAAATCTTTGCAAGCTTGTACTATAGATTTCCAAGCACCTTTCCAATCTCCAGTGATAATTTGCATAACAGCTTTTAAGACATTTTGTACCACTTTTATTGCTGTAGAAATTACATCTTTAATGACATTAAAAGTAGTTGAAACCAAATCCATAATAGATTTTCCCCAAGTATTCCAAAAATCTTTAATTGTATTAAGCACAGATTTAGTTACATTCCATACTGCTGTTAGTATTGTTGATATGGTTTGTTTTATCAGAGGCCAATTTGCTACCACCCAATCTACTACTTGTTTTAAAATTGCCAACATAAATGCCATTACAGGTTTTAAAATGCTGTTATAAACTGTTGTTATCCCTTTAAAAACTGCTTCAAAAGTTGCTTTAATTTCAGGCATATGTAAGACAACCCAATCAATAACTGTCTTTAATGCATCTACTATTATTACAAGTAATGGTTTTACATAAATATCATAAGCAATTTTCATTCCTGCCATTACATCTTCAAAGGCTTTCTTCATTGCTGGTAAATTTGATTTAAACCATGCTACTATATTATTAAAAGTATCTATTAATATCGGTTTTATAAAAGCGATAAATTCCTCAGTTTTTGTCCTTATCCCACCCCAATTATTAATAAATGCAGTAGTTAATAATGCTATTCCTGCTATAATTGCTACAATTGGTAATGATAACCCACCTATTAAACTACCTAATCCACCTACAACTGGTCCGAGAACACTCATCACTTTAGAAACTATAGATACTCCTCCTGCTAATAACCCTATTACAGTTGTTGCTGATAATACTATTGCAATTATTTTTTTTGCCTCGGGCGAAACATTTGCTAAATATGTAGATAAGTCACCTAATTTAGTTGCAAATTTAGTTATTACTGGTAAGAGAACATTACCTATTCCAACCTTTAACGCATTAAAATTATTCCCTATAACTGTAATTTGTCCAGGGAGTGTTTTCATTGCTCCCTCAGATACGCCTTTGTATGAAGTATTTAATCTTTTATTAATTTCTTCCATGGAAATACCTTTTTTAACTTCATCAGCAGTTACTATTCCTAATTTAACTAAGCCTTTCATACGACCATTTTCGGCATCAGCTATGATATCACTAGACTCTTTTAATGTAATATGTTTAGCACTCGCAAGTTCTGTCATCCCTGCTTGGTCTTTTAGTGCACTACTCAAACTAACATGTTTTGTTATAAGGTTATCTAAAGCTTCTTTTGCTTGACCACCACTATATACAGACATTTTTGTTACACCTTTGGTGAATTCATCAACTCCAACTTTAGCTTTACTCCATGCTATACCTTGATTTTCTAACTTCTGTTTCAACGCTTCTGTTGATGCACCAGCTTTACTGGCTGATTCTACTGCACTAACTAAAAAAGTTCCTGCTATTAGACCTACAGCTCCTAATGCTTGACCAACTACTTTACTAGCATTAGCCATGTTTTTAAAATGACTAGTCGTTGATTTATCTGTGTCTGATGCTTTCTTATCAATTTTATCTAAGCCACTAGTAACTCCATTGTCTTTTAATACAACACTACCAAACAACGAAAATATTTCCATTAGTTATCAACCCCTTTCATGTTGTTTGGATTGAGTCTATCTGATTTTCTAATCTCATCAGCCTCGGCCATAATTCTTAATGCTGCTTCATGTTTATCTGCATATGTTTCTGTTTTTGCTTCTATTTTTGCATATGATTTCTTTTTATAATCTTCAAAACTTATAAAATTTTTCTCATCCATACGTGGATAATCTAACTTCCACATTTCCCATAATCTATCATCATTTTCTTTCTTTAGTCCATCTACAATTAATCTAGTTAATGCTCCATATTTTAATCTCGTATTATATATACTGATACCATATTGGCTATAAAGTAAGCTTAGAATATTGGAATATCCTACTTTACAGCCGACTTGAAAAGTTCTATTGCTTCCTCATCCATTAATATTTCTTTTAATGATCCTATTGTTTTACCAATACTCTGAGCCTTAACTTCTTCTACTGTAAGTCCCTCAAATACTGAAACAACCTCAAATACTTCTTCCTTAATTAGAGGTGTGCTTTTGAGAATAAACATAACTAATTTAATTCCTAATGCTTTATTGTCTATTTCTTTACCTTTATTTTCTTTAGTCATTTTTGTTCTGAATCCATCTACATCTAATTTTTCATAAATTTCAACCACCATTGGCAAAGCATCGTATACTATATCTGTTTTTAACATTATTAATAAACCTCCCGATTTTATATATTTTAACCTTAAAAAGCACCCTATAAAAGAGTGCTAGTTTGAATATGTTCTATGCTGATTTAGGATATCTAATTTCATAAGGTACAACATTTGGTGTTAGTGGATCTCCAAAAGCCGTTAAAACCGTTGCTAATCCATTGTCATTATCATCTTTTGTAACTAATTTAAGTCCATCCGTAGCAAGAGCATTAGAGATTATGATTATAACTGGTTTAAGCGGCTCACCTGAAATAGTAGCTACAAGTGCGACATTTGTAAGATAATCATTTTCATTGATTTCATATTTTCCTGTGATTATGTCATAGTCAGGATTTGTAACTGAATCTACATTACCCATTAAAGCCATTTTAAGTGTTTCAGTAGTAACTTCTAGTAGAGTAGTTGTAAGAGTTATATCCATATCTGTTACAAATCTAAGCCCCTTTTGAAGTCCTTTAAGACCATCGCATTTAACATCCCTTGTTTTTACGGTACAATTAAATGTTGAACCACCAGCCGTAGCTCCTATAGCTTTCTCTGTTGCTAAGCCGTAGTCAGAATAAATACACCCAGCTCCTAGTAAAAGGTTCTCGCCAGTTTGGGCATTATATGAACTTGTATTTGTGCTATTTGTTCCCATTTATAATTCCTTCTTTCTGTTGATGTGCTTTTTAATGTGAGCCAACACAAAAAAACTCCTTAGATTCTCTAAGAAGTGTTAATACATTATTTTATTTAATCCAACATTTACAAAAATATCTCATTTGTCTTCTTTGGATTCCATTTGTTTCATCGTCTAGTTTTAATCTATAGGGGGTATTTCTAAAACAATTGCAAAACATACTCTCGTTAGTTACCATTAAGTTTTTAAAAATATCATCTACTTGTTTTGCTAAAGTTTCTATCTCTATAATGGAAGTTTTATTGTCCCAAATATCTATTTCTAATAAATTTACATCAGCAAAATTAGCAGAAAGTGTATTAGGAAAATTAAAAACTATGTACGGATAAACTTTTTTATCTGCTAAAGCAAGTGGATATAACTCTGCAAATGTTGGTATTCCTAAAGTAGATAATTGTTCCTTAACTAACTTATAAGCTTCTAACATGCTTATTTACCTCCAAATTCATGCTGATAATTCTTTCTAGCAACATTTATTATCCTTGGAATAGCATTAACTACTCCTGGTTCAAGATAAGGTTGTGCTGGTTGACCGATTCCCTTTTCTACGGCTAGTGCGTATTTTCCTGCTTCTGCATCTTCAGGAATTCCAATAGCCACACCAGTTTCATCATCAAAAATTTCATGTGTAATTGCTCTTTTTAATGTACCTGCGGTATGATCTCCCTCTGTTACTCCTACTGGACATAATTGTTTGGCTTCTCCCTCACATAAAACTCCAACCCCATCACAAAATCCTGCCATAGCTAATTTCATTTTTACATTTACTTCTGTTCTATAACTTTTTACTGTCATCTATCCCACCTCTTCAATTTATATTATTTAATACTATTTCAAAATGGTCTCTGTCATAAGGGATTTTCATTACTATATAATTTTTACCTTTAAATACGATAATACTTCCTTCCACTATATCTTCGTTTATTGAGCAAAACATAAGCTTAGTAACAGCTATGTCATATCCATACTTCTTTAGCGTTAACGCTCTGCTAAAAGGTTGTATATCACACATTATAGGTTTACTAGTTTGATTTCCTTCAACATATCCACCATACTCATCTTGAGTTCCAACACCCTTATTTATTAATATTGCTCTATCTCTTTTTAGCATATTATCGCACCCTTATTCTAGGGAATGGTAATAAAGCTTTTACACTATCAGGTAAATCACTAGTATATGTACCCGATGTTCCACCTTGCGAGAATATTGACAATCCTTCATTTCCACGTTTATTCATACAAATAATAGTGTATTCAATAATTGCATCAGGAAATAAACTCATCATATCTGTTTCATCAGTTTTTAAGTAATTAATAATAGCTGTACTAGCTTTTCTAATATAAATATTTATTATATTATCTTGTAATGCATCTTCTATTTCTAATAATGTTTTTATATCATCTAAAATTCCCATTAATTATTCCCCTCCCAATTAAAATAAGAGGGAAATTTATCCCTCTTATTTTAACTAAATTTTATGTTTTAATATAACAATTCTTATATTTTTAGTATCATAAACTTTAGTCCAATTTCCTGCTGTAGCAATTTCTGCAAATGTAGGAGTTTTACCCGCAACAATAGCATCAACCCATTTAATTCCTCTAGGATGTAATACAAAATGTTGTCTGTTGATTAGTATATCCTCTCCTGCTAGTTTATCTCTATCTGTTTCAGTTGGTACTGGAGCAGAACCGTTTCCAAGACCAAACGCACCTTCACCAAATAAATAAGTAGTGTAAACTCCTGCTGTTACTGGGCAAGCATCATCCACAATTACTTTATATCCTAAATAAGTAGGAAAAGCGATATTACCATCACTTGTAGTTGTATAAATTATTAAATTCTCTTTTTGTAATTTAGTAAATACTGCACTGTGCATACCTATTCCAGTTAACTTACTTGCATTGTCTCCTAATAATTGCTTTGCATCTAATACAGTGCTACCACTGATTACTGCTAAATCACCAACTAATCCAGATATATCAGATACATTTGTACTTGCCGTTGTTGCAATTCCTTGTAAAGATTTAAATAATATTTTACTTCTTTCTCCTACCCAAAATTTAGCAACTTTTGAAGCTATTACTGCCATTGGATCAGCTCCACTTAAAGCCTGTGCTAAATCATTTACTCCCCAAGCTTTACCTCTCATATGTAATCTAGCCACGTCTTGACCAGTTGTAATTGCGTTAACTCCGAGTGGTGAACTATCTGATAATTCCTCTGAATCACCTGTTAAATCATTAAAATAAGGCATATTAATAGTTGTTCCACCTGATAATGCTAAAGCATCTAATTGTGCATCTGTTTGGATTATTCCACTTTGAACAAAAGCATCTAACCTATTTGTTTCCTGAATTACATATTTATTAAAAACTATTGGTACGATTATATCTGATATTTTTACTGAAGCCATTGAAAATCGCCATCCTTCTTTTTTATAATGTGCAAGATAATTATGCCTCTTGCCATAGCATTTTTATATTTTTATAATCTTTCTAAACCAGGACATGTTAAATCTGCATTAGGTACTATTAAAATGTCTGTTGCATTCATATCTTTTAAAATTTCTTGCATTGCTACTGCTTTCATATTAAATTTTCCACCATTAGCAAGATATTTATTTCTCTTTGCTATTATAGAATTTTTTAATATTGTTGCATCTATTGCCATTTAAATCACCTCTTCTTTTTATTGGGCACTATCCATTAAGGTTTTAGCAAGTTCAGGATTTTCCATAAATATTTTACCTTGTTCAGTAAGATTAAAACTTTCAGCACTCCAAGGGTTCTTTCCTGAAGGGGATTTAGTACCTATAGCTGGCTTATATCCACCTTTTAATCTTTCTAAAACTAATGTTTCAACTTGTGCTGTGAATACACTTTCAAATGCTTGTAGATTTTTAGTTGTAGTCTCTTCATCAGATCCTACAAAAAAGTCAACCAATTCAACTGGAAGTTTCTTTTCTTGAGCCATTTTTAAAGCCTTATTAGTTAAGTCCTTTTTATTAGAATCGCTTTGCATTTTATCGAATTGTGCTTGAAGTTGTTTGAATGCAATATCTTTTGGATCTGCTGTAGGATTTTCCTTCGCAAATCTTTCCTGATATAGCTTATCTAAATTATTTGCTCTCCATGAGTCTAATCCTTTTGCGTGATATGTATCTAATTTAGGTTGTAGTAATTTCTTACCATCTTCACCATCTAAAAAACTATTGACTCTATCGGATGTTATAAAACCTCCAACATAATCTTTAACATCTGCATTGTCTTTATTTGCTTCTATATATATTTTTACTTCTTCAAAATTCTCTATTGCCATAATATTGCTCCTTTTGCCCCGTATATACCTAAGTCTATAAAGTGCATTTTATTTTGTGTTGCTATAATGTGTTTCTTTTAACTCTACTTACACATAAAAGAATCCGTTGTTATAATAAATATTTTATTCTTCTGATTTTCCAGCTTTCCAATTCTTATAATCAGTTGCAGGAATAATTTCTTTATTGGTGTTATCCTTACGTTCTTTAGATTTCCAACCGGGATATGGAACATTTATAAGTACACATCTACAACCAATATGAGTATCTTCTACTGGAATTGGATGTGTCTCATTGATTCCCCAAACTTGACCATCTAATGAAGCATCTTCATCTTCTGTCTTATCATCAAGTGTGGAACTCCACATAACTTGTTCTACTTCTGCATCTGCTGCAACTTCATCGGTGGCCTCTCTCTGAACTCTACTATTCTCATTATCTTGTAATAATTTACTTTGATAAGCTGTTACAGAAAATCTATCTTGTATTTGTGATCCTAAAACATCAATAGTTACTGCTCCAAGTAAAGCTGTTTTAACATGGTCTTGTATCTTATCAATCAAATCAGCCTTATGACCAATAATTCTATCGGAGAATGATTCTCCCTCTGTTTTAGACGTGACAGAATCCTTAATAATTTTATTGTCTAATTCCTTAAATTTTTGATTTAATATAAAAGCATTTTTATTATAAGTTTCTTTATATACGTCTGTTAATATATCTGTAACACTAGTTATTTCACTATTACTAAGTGATTTACCCATTAGAGTCAATTTAGATTTAACTTGACTTATAATAGAAGCTTTTTGACTTGAATTTAATACTAATAATCCTTTTGTACTATATTTAATAAACAACATTCCAATAAAATTATGTAAACTATCTAGTTCAGATTTTTGAGACTTATATACATCATTCATAGCTTTATCACCATATTTGTGTCCATCTACTGCAATGCTTTCTATTTGAGCCTTATAATCCTTATTTATAGTTATTTTAGCCATTATTTCTTACCTTTTACAGCATCATATATATCTACTAATATACAAAATATAATTATTCTATAGACATATAAGCCTAACGTTGATAATGTTATCATTTATGCAGCACCTCCATTAACAGGAATAGTATTATTATTTGAATTGTTAAGTAAATCAGCACCTATAGATAATGCTTTAGCTTCTATTTCTTTTTGTTTCATTTCATTGTCAACATCTTTAATGAAACTAAATTGTGATAAACCTGTCTTAACAGAAAACTCAGGATATTGTGATAAAATTTGGGCAATTAACATATCGTCGCTAGGTATGTTGGGGGTGATAAGACACTCGATATCCTTCCAATCATAAGAAGTACCTTTAGTTTTAGCTAAATATTCAAATAAAAATTCAATACGTGTTTTAAAACAATCTTGTATGGCCTGAATATTATTTGTACATTTATTTATTAATCCAATCAACTGATTTTTTAATGCTAAACTTGATGTATTACTTGATAAAGATTGATTATAGTTAATATGATTTGCTAACATATAGATATTTTCTTGAAGTGTCTTTAATGTATTTTGAATAAAGCTATCATTCAAATTTTTAATAAGATACTCTGCTCCAGCTTTATCATTTGGTAATTGAAGTATTCCCATTTCTTGCATCTTAGTTATATCTTCATCAATTAAATCACATGCTCTTAATATTAAATATGCATTTCTGTTATCTGAGATTTCATTACAAATATCACTTAATATAATTGAATAAGCATCTTGTAAACTTTTAATATTACAAAATAAACTTTCATATACAGTGCCTATATTAACAATAGATACTGGAATTCTACTAAATATATTTTGTTCAGGTACTCCTATTTGTTCAAATAATCCCCCTAGAACTGTATAATGCGTTATGTTTTCATCTGTAAATACATCAGCATATTCAGTTGTATCAAATTTTTTGTGGTAAAATCTTACAAATACTTCTATATATCCATTATCATCTAATAAAGCGTAACTATCTTGAGGTGTACATATTATTGAAGCAAAGTCTCCACGTTTATCTGTGAAATATAATTCATAAGCCTGATTAAAAATTAAGCTTTGTTTAACAAGTTCTTTATTATGTTTAAGACTCCAAGATTTAAAAGCACTATTTATATCTTTAATTTCTTGAACATTATTTGTATTTGATGTATATGTAACTGGATTACCAATAACATATGAAGCTTCTTCATTAACAAATTTCTGAGTATAATTACAATTTATTTTACGATTACTTCTTAATTCACACTCTGTATAATTTTTTAATGCATAAGATTTTCCATCATAATAATCTTGCATTTCGTCATATAGAGGTTTATTCAGTTCATAATCTACTCTAATATTCTCCAATAGTGTTGCCACTTTGCACCTTCCTTTCTTATAGACCTAGCAATCGCCTGTCTAATAATTTAATATGTCTATTAACAACTATTTCTTTTACATCAATCATAAATTGTGAAACATTATCAATTGCATCATCATGTTGAGTATATTTTTGTCCTGCAAATGTTTTAATTTGTTCAGTAAATTCCTTATCTTCTTCATTAAATATAATAGTTCCATTATTAACATCTTCAATTATTGTGGAAATTTTTTCATCTTTATTTCTGTGCTGCATATTATTAATAAAAGTTATTCTCCTATGAGATAGTTCAGTGTCTTTAGCCATTAGTTCTTGAATTTTAATTACATCTGTTCCAACATATAAATTTTTTTCTATACTTACGTGAGTAACATCAGGATACTCTTTAATCATTGCAACAATCTTGTCACATAACTTTAAGAAAGGTAGTTTAATAATTATTCCTTTCCTAATATAAGCAAATTCATTTGTCGCAATAGAACCAACTATAATAGAACTATAATCTGATTTCTCGGTAGTTGAACTAGCAGGATCACAAATTAACATTGTCTTAATAAACGAATGTTCATTCATTTCCGAAGTTGAAATAGCCTTAATAGTTGTAAACCATTTAGCACCAACGTTTTGACAATCACACATTAACTCTTGCATAAAAGCTGTTCTCTTAGAAAAATACTTTCTAGCAAGTTCATCGCACTGGTATTTTTCCCATATGGTAGTAAATTCCATTTCTAACTTGAATTTAGTATAATATTCTTTTAATAAAATATCTTTATCTTCTTTATCTAATTTATCATTAAATAATAATTTCTTATAATGTTGCCAAAAAGTATTATTCTCAAAGTAATCATCTACATCAAAATTAACAACTTTTCTATGGAACACTTTAAATGTTACATCTGTTTTAATACTGTTAATAAAATCATCAGAACAAAGAGGAGTTCCTATAACAAGAAATTTTGTACCTGATTTAATTTTCTTATTATTTCTAATTACTTCTGCATCTCCTGATTCTGATATTTCCTTATAAAATTTATTTAATACTTTCTCCTTGGCCTGATCTGTTAGAATATCATCTTCAGATAAAACATCATCACATATAATTGTTGTTGGCCTGTAGATTCCATCTATGTTACCGTAAGTCGTACCACGAACACTACTTCCCCATGAGAAAGCTTGTATCTTAGTTTTGTTACCCAAAACAATTTCTTGTTTATTTAAAGTACCAAATTTTCTATCTACTAATACTCCAAATGCTCCTACTATAAATGGATTCTCTAACATTTTACGTGTATCGGCTATAAATTGAACAGCATCAGCTTCTTTATTACCTATTACAATCGTATATATAGATTTTTTATAACAATGCAAATAACAAGACAAGGCTTTATTTATAATAGTAGATTTACTGCAACCTCTGGGAAGTATAAATTCTTCTTTATCATATTTATCTTCTATAAACATTTTCTGTAATTCATTCCATATATCTAAATGGACTTGAGCTAAATTTCTAGCAACGTTATCTGATTTAGGAATAAATGTATTCTGTAAAAAGTATAAGCAAAAGAATTCTAAATGTGATTCTGCAAATGTATAAGCTAGTCCACCTTTTCCAAATAAATTAGGAGCATTCTTCTCCATTAATTTCTTAGTTGCTTCGGTTGCTTGTTTAGGTGTTGCCTTCTTTGAAATAAATTCTAATCGTAGATATTTAATAAGAAGATATCTGTTGAACTTATCTTGATTAGTAAATATCTTATTATCATAAAAAATTTCTATTGGTGTTATATTATCCAACAGATATCATCTCCCTTATATTATTTTGTTACTATCTTCGAAGTTGAAAAAATTATAAAAAAATTATAGAGTCAATCATTTGGGGATTTTGAAATCTCAAAAAAGAAGGTGCCGTCTATTCTATTGCAATAAAAAAGACAATGGATTATTTTCCATCATCTAGTTGAGCTATTTTTCTTTTTCTCATTTCCCTTGTTAATGTGGCCTTACTTATCTGTGTCATGTCTACTACTTTAGTATATGAGTTTCCTTGTTGTATTAAATCTAATGCATGATTGATTTGAGTATCTGTATATAGTTTAGGTCTACCCTCTTTGAATCCTGCTTTAGTTCTAGCAATTGCTTTACCTTCTTGAGTTCTTTCCACTATCATATCTCTTTCAAACTCTGCAAAGGAACTCATTATATTGAACACCATTCTACCTATAGGTGTATCTTCTACTATACCCATGTTAAGTATATGTATCTTAATACCCTTGTTCATAAGTTCTTTAACCAGTGTTATACCTTGTCCTGCTGTCCTTGCGAACCTATCTAACTTAGTAACCACTAATGTATCTCCAGCGTTTAATTGTTCCATTGCCTTATTAAACTCTGGCCTATCTATCTTAGTTCCTGTATATTGTTCTTTATATATTTGGTCACAACCTTCTGCTATAAGTTTATTCTCTTGTTCTTCTAATGAATTATTATCTAGCTGACCTTTGCTGCTAACTCTTGCATATCCGATCTTCATAATACACAACCCCTTTTGACTATTAGTTTTGATTACGTCTAACACCTTGATTATACTATATCAAAATATCGTAGTCAATACTTAAAGGTTATGATTATGAAATATATTTATTGATAAGATAAAACGTTTGTTTTATTCAGTTATAACATCAACATCAATCACATCATTGAACTGTTCGAAGTCTTCGAGTAGTTCCTTCTTATCTACTGTGTCTAACACTGGCTCTGCCTTAATCTCTAGGTGTGTAGTAGTCTTGCCTAAGCATCTATCAATGAGGTACATACTACAGTCTGCCCTTATCTTCTCACTGTCTGCATTCTTAGATAAGTATATGATGTTCTGTATATTACTATCTAAATTTGCTTTGATTGTATTCATTCCTTG